GCACGATTTATAGAGTTTCTACCCTACATTCTGTTTAGTTTAGTATATTATACCACACCCCAACCCTCAAAGTCAAGAAAGGAGTGATTCTTATGGGTATTTTTACAGGACTATTCAAGTCCAGAGATAAGCCGACCAACAGCTACGATTCGCCGTCCTACACATATTTCTTTGGACGAGCCAACAGTGGTAAACGTGTTACCGACAGAACAGCCCTGCAGCATATTGCGGTTTATGCCTGCGTGCGGGTTCTGTCGGAGGCTATCGCACAACTGCCGCTGCACTTATACAAATACAACGATAATGGAAAAGAGCGAGTGCCGCAGCATCCGCTCTATTTTTTGCTCCACGATCAGCCAAATCCGGAAATGACATCATTTGTTTTCCGAGAAACCTTAATGTCCCATTTGCTGATTTACGGTAATGCCTATGCACAGATCATCCGAAACGGCAGAGGTGATGTTATCGGACTGTATCCCTTGATGCCGGATAAAATGAAGGTTGACCGTGATGAGAAAAACCGCTTGATATATATTTACAGCCGTTATGATGAAGCAAATCCGAACCTGAAAGAACAAGGTGATATCGTTCTCTACGCTGATGAAGTTCTCCATATTCCCGGACTTGGATATGATGGCCTGGTGGGATATTCGCCGATTGCACTTGCGAAAAATGCGATCGGCATTTCTATCGCCTGTGAGGATTATGGGGCATCTTTCTTCGGAAACAACGCAAATCCAAGCGGTGTGTTAGAACATCCTGGAGTAATCAAAAATCCCGATAAATTAAGAGATGCATGGCACAGAGCCTATGGCGGAAGAAATGCACATAAAGTCGCTGTTCTGGAAGAAGGCGTAAAGTTTACGCCGATCTCAATTCCGAACAACGAGGCTCAGTTTCTGGAAACCCGTAAATTTCAGATTGAGGAAATTGCAAGAATGTACAGAGTGCCGCTCCATATGATCGGCGACCTTGACCATGCAACATTCAGTAACGTAGAGCATTTATCCCTTGATTTCGTGAAATACAGCCTTGACCCATGGATTGTTCGCTGGGAACAAGGACTTATGAAAGCATTACTTTCAGATTCAGAGAAAGGCAAGTATTTCATCAAGTTCAATGTTGAGGGGCTTTTGCGTGGTGATTATGCGAGCCGTATGCAAGGCTATGCCACAGCAAGACAAAACGGCTGGATGTCCGCCAATGATATTCGTGAACTGGAAGATATGAATATGATCCCTGACGAATTGGGCGGAAATCTCTATCTTGTAAATGGTTCATTTACAAAACTCGCAGATGCAGGGGCATTTGCAAATCAAAATCAAGAAAAGGAAGAAGAAACCGAATGAAGAAATTCTGGAACTTTGTAAAAAACGAAGATACATCAGAAACAGAGCTTTTGTTTAACGGACCTATTTCGGAAGATACCTGGTGGGGCGATGTGCGCTCGGATAGGGTGTAAGTAAATGTGAAATTGGTAACACACAGAATAGGTAATTCTGTAAGCGACCCAACTAACCGAAAGGCGAAAGCTGATACGAGAACATAGCACGTTGGGGAAGCGGTAAGTTTCTTAAAGGCAATCAAGAACGACTGAACCGCAACGCTAAGCAGATAAAAGGATAAAACTGTATTTGTTGAATGTGAGTTTCAAGTCCCAGTTAACCAATGGTTAAGGAAATTTGCCTGATACCTTAAATATGAATGCGATTTATTATCATCTCCAATAAATTATTGCCTCAATATTCATATGACGTGCAAGAGAACTTGTGCAAACGAAACGAAAGCATATCCGACAATCTGCAACCAGTTATTTACACTAACCGAGGATACCCTAAAGGTCAATGCTGAAAAGCTATGATTTAAGAATCTGAATATGACCCAAGGGTACGGAGTTTCCATAGTAGTCCGAGGACGGTAACACCGTCTGCATGGCGAAGGGAAACAGTTGTTATGGTCAAAAATGAAGAAAGTTAGGGAGGAAAACCTCAATGGCTGAAATGCAACCAACAACCGAAATTTTGACGAGAATAAGCAAAAACTCATTGAACAATAAAGATGAAGTGTTTACACGTCTGTTCAGATATTTATTACGGGAAGATATATGGTTTGAAGCATACAGAAATCTGTATGCAAATAATGGTGCATCAACAAAAGGTGTAAATGATGACACTGCCGACGGCTTTAGTGAAAGAAAAATACAGAAAATCACAGAACAGCTGAAAAACGGCAAATTTAATCCAACGCCGGTAAGACGCACATATATACAAAAAAAGAATTCTGATAAAATGCGTCCACTTGGTATTCCGACATTTACAGACAAACTTGTACAGGAAGCTGTACGCATGATTTTAGAAGCAGTATATGAACCTATATTTCATGAATGTTCTCATGGTTTCAGACCAAACAGGAGCTGTCATACTGCTTTAAAAAGTCTGCGTATGAAATTCACAGGTGCAAAATGGTTCATAGAGGGTGACATCAAGGGCTGTTTTGACAATATTAACCATGATGTACTGATAGGAATACTGAACAAAAAAATCAAAGACGCAAGATTAATACAGCTTATTCAACAATTTCTGAAAGCAGGCTATCTTGAAGACTGGATATATCACAGGACATACAGCGGTACACCGCAGGGAGGAATCATTTCTCCCATACTGGCAAATATCTATCTGCATGAACTGGATAAGTTTGTAGAAAATCTAAAAGAGGAATTTGATAAACCGAGCAAAGAAAAGTATACTCTCGAATACCGAAAAGCAAAATATCAGACAGAAAAAGCACGAAAAGCAATCAGAGAGTGCGACCCACAGGATTATGAGCGAAAAAAACAGCTAATTAAAAATTTGAAAGCAGTCCGCAGTGTTCAGCTTAAAACTCCATGCAAATCACAGACAGACAAAAAAATTCAATATATTCGTTATGCTGATGATTTTATTCTATCAGTAAATGGAAGTCGTGAAGAATGCATCGAAATAAAAAAGAAGCTGTCACAATACATCAGCGAGGTGCTTAAAATGCAGCTCAGTGATGAGAAAACGCTGATAACTCACAGCAGTAATCATGCAAGATTTTTAGGTTACGACATCAGTGTAAGAAGAAATGCCAAAATTAAAAGCAAAAATGGCGGAGTTTCATTGAGAACATTGAATAATAAGGTTGAACTTTTAATTCCATTAAAGGAAAAAATCAACCGTTTCATGTTCGATAAAGGTGTCATCTTTCAAAAAAAGGATGGCTCTCTGTTTCCTACTCATCGCAGCTATATGATACATATGTCAGACCTTGAAATCATATCAACATACAATTCAGAGCTGAGAGGAATCTGCAATTATTACAATTTAGCAAGTAATTACTGCCAATTGCGTTACTTTGCTTATCTAATGGAATATAGCTGTCTGAAAACACTGGCGGCAAAACATAATACCAAGATTTCAAAGATAATAGCAAAGTTTAAAGACGGAAAAGGCGGATGGGGAATCCCATACGAAACTAAAAGCGGTAAAAAACGCTGTTATTTTGCTAAATACTCTGATTGCAAAGACTCAAAAGATGGTACGGACAATATCTCAAACGCAGCCGTAATATATGGCTATTCAAGAAATACACTTGAAGAACGCTTAAAAGCAAAGGTTTGCGAACTGTGTGGGGACACAAATGCAGAATACTATGAAATTCATCACGTTCATAAAGTGAAAGACCTGAAAGGTAAAAACGATTGGGAACGTGCAATGATAGCCAAAAGGCGAAAAACATTGGTGTTATGCAGGAATTGCCACCATAAAGTTCATAATCAATGAGTTGATTTTATTTTATATAACAATGGAGAGCCGTGTACTCCGAGAGGGGTAAGCACGGTTCGGTGAGGGGTCTGTATAAACCTACTATGGAAACATAGCAAGGCGATACTTTCCTACTCTACGAAGTGACACCTGCCCTTTTCCGTGACGAACTTTCAAAAGTCAGCGGAAATCTGACAGTCTGGCTGAACTCGCCGGGCGGCGACGTTTTTGCTGCAAGTCAGATTTATTCCATGCTGAAAAATCACAAAGGCAAGGTTACCGTGAAAATTGACGGTATTGCTGCATCAGCGGCTTCTGTTGTGGCAATGGCAGGCGATGAAACTTTAATTGCACCAACTGCCCTAATGATGATCCATGATCCCAGCACTTGTGCTATGGGAAACAAGGCAGATATGGAAAAAGCTATCATCTTGCTCGATGAAGTCAAAGAGAGCATTATCAACGCCTACGAAACCAAGTCCCACCTCAGCAGAAACAAGATTGCAAAGCTGATGTCCGATGAAACATGGCTCAATGCAAAAAAGGCTCATGAGATGGGATTTGTGGACGGAATTCTGTTTGCAGAGAAGAAAATGCCTGTTGTTCCCAAAGAGGAAGAACCGGATGAAGAAGAAAAAGAAGATACACTGACCGCAATGACCTATTCCAAATCGAAGAATCTATCTGCATTCTTATCCAAAGTATCTGCATCAGCAGAATCTGTTACAGGCACACCCATTGACCAGCTTGAAAAAAGGCTGGCACTTTTGAAATATTGATTGGAGGAATTGATTATGGCTATGACAATTCAGGAACTGAGAGAAAAGAGAAAGAAGGCTTGGGACACTGCCCGTGATTTTCTCGACAGCAAGAGAAATGCAAACGGCGTTCTCAGTGAGGAAGATTCCAAGACTTACGATGCAATGGAACAGACCATTGTCGATCTTGGCAAGGAAATTCAGCGTCTGGAACGACAGGCTGAAATTGAAGCTGAAATGAACAAGGCAACTTCCACTCCTGTTCTCGGCAAACCTGCAACTCCGAATGTAACGGAAAAGACAGGTACAGCAAGCGACAATTACAAAACGGCATTCTGGAACAGTATCAGAAACCGCAACTGGATCGATGTCCACGATGATTTGCACATTGGCACAGACGCAGAGGGTGGCTATCTTGTTCCAGATGAGTTTGAACGAAAACTGGTGGAATCATTGGAGGAAGAGAGCATTTTCCGCCAGATGGCAACGGTTATCAAAACTTCCAACGGCGACCGCAAGATTCCGATTGTGACTTCCAAGGGCGAGGCTGTCTGGATGGACGAGGAACAGCAGTATTCTCTCTCTGATGATACGTTCGGGCAGGCATCGCTTTCTGCATATAAACTGGGAACAGCAATCAAAATTTCTGAGGAACTTCTCAATGACAGCGTATTTGACCTGCCGTCCTACATTGCAAAGGAGTTTGCAAGAAGAATCGGTGCAAAGGAAGAAGAGGCTTTCTTCGTTGGTGATGGCAAGGGTAAACCGACCGGCATTTTCAATGCAACGGGCGGTGCGGAAGACGGCACTTCCACCACAGGTGCAAGCATCACATTTGATGATGTGATGGAACTCTTCTATTCTCTGAGAAGTCCGTATCGCAAAAAGGCGGTGTGGGTGCTCAATGATTCCACGGTTAAGGCTCTTAGAAAATTGAAAGACAACACAGGAAACTACATTTGGAATCCGTCTGTGCAGGCTGGTGTTCCGGATACCATTCTGAATCGTCCTTACAAGACATCCAGCTATGTGCCGGAAATCAAGGCAGGCAACAAATGCATGGCATTCGGCGACTTTAGTTATTACTGGGTGGCCGATAGACAGGGACGCTCTTTCAAGAGATTGAATGAACTCTTTGCTATGACAGGTCAAGTTGGTTTCCTTGCAAGTCAGCGTTTGGACGGCAAGTTGATTCTTCCGGAAGCGATCAAGACACTCACTATCAAGAAAGCGTGATGCTATGATTACGCTGAAAGAGGCGAAAAACTATCTGAGAGTGGATTATGAGGAGGACGATAGTCTGATTCAAAATCTGCTTTCTACAGCAAAAAATCTTGTAATGGACGTTGGCAGAATGGACGAATCAGCATTTGCTGAAAATGAAGATACTGTGCGGACAGCGATGCTTTTCGCACTTGGTTATCTTTATGAAAACAGGAGTAATCCTGATTACAAAAAGCTGACCTTAAATCTTCGTTCAATTCTGTTTGCACAGCGAGAAGGTGTGATGTAATGGAAATCGGAAAGCTGAATCAGCGTATCGCCATTCTGGAGCATCACACCGTGGTAGATGAAATCGGAAACCATACTTCCAAGTGGGACGAGGTTTTCTCCTGCTGGGCGAAAGTCAGCGTGAAAAGCTCTGCCGAACAAGTGAATACGGGAGTCACCAGAGAAGTACAGTCCGTGTCATTCCTTGTCCGGCAGAGTTCCTATCTGCTGTCTTTGAACGCCACAACACACAGGATTCTGTTCCGTGGACAGACATTTGATATTGTCAGT